GAACGCACAGGGTGTAGTGTTCTTCTGATACGCCACCTGAACAAGTCACAGGGTCAGGTAAACAAGATGTACAAGGGCACAGGCAGCATTGCAGTTATAGCTGCTGCTAGAGTTTGCTTGTACATGATTCAGGATGAAGACAGCAATGATAAAATTCTAGGTCAGGTTAAAAACAACCTAGCACCTACACAAGCTTCTTGGGCTTTTGAGTTTGAAGAAGGTGAGAACTGGCACGACACCCGCCTACATTGGAAAGGACGATCAGAACTATGAGCGGGAAATTTTCTAGGGATAAGGGAATGCGTAGAGAGCGTGAGTTTGTGCACCGCTACATGAAGTTGCACGGTGTGTTTTGTCATCGAGTACCACTAAGTGGTGCTGATGCAAATTACAAAGGTGACTTGAAGATTCAGTCAGGGATGCACGAATGGACCGGGGAGGTTAAGTGCAGGTCTACCGGATTCAAACAGCTATATGACTGGCTAGGAAAGAATGATATTCTACATGTGCAAGCTGACAACAAGGAACCGCTGGTCGTACTACCTTGGTGGTTGTGGGCGTGCATTGTAGAGAAATTAGCAACAGAGGAGTTTATAGATGGGTATACTATTAAAGACAAATATGTGGAAAGGCCAGCACCTTAAGTGTGATGGTGCTTTCGGTTTTGACACAGAGACTACAATGATTGAGCCTGGGATGATACCAGAATTAATCGTGCTCACATTTAGTGACAACAAGCGTAGCTACATTGTGTCACCAGACATGGTTGGTGCTTGGGTTGAAATGATCTACCTGAGCGGGTGCAATATAGTAGCACACAATGTTGCGTTTGATTACCATGTTGTGTTCGCAGCACTGAAGTATGTTGAAGAGATTCGTATGTGGAAGGCTATGGTCGAACAGAATAAAGTCTGGGATACAATGATTCTAGATTTCTTAGTCAGGTTAGCTAATGGTGAGGAGGACGGTCCACTAAGGCCTAAAAGCCTTAGTGACCTGTCCGAGCACTACTTGTCAGTTAAGCTGGACAAATCTTTACAGACAGAGTGGACTAAGTTTCTAGGACAACCAATGGAGGATATACCTGATGAATACCTTGCTTATGCTCTTAAGGATAGTGCTGTTACTAGGGAGTTATTCAACGAACTTCACCCTGTTGCTGTGCACATATCCAACCACAACAATTGTCTAATAGATATGCACGGACCACTAACACACCACACACAAGTTAAGGGTTCTATCGCACTCACAGACTGTAGCAGGGTTGGTATCAAGGTTGATACTGAAGCACAGCAGAACATAGGCATGGAAATAAAACTACAGATAAATGATATCGTACAATGGTTAGATAAGAATTATCCAGCGTTGTTCAAGAGAGACAAGCGTAAGAAATTCTTAGGCAAGCTTATGTACAACTACACAACAGGAGTTCCTTCCGTAGATAGCAAAGCACTTCGTGTGTACCTGTTGAACATTGCAGCGGAGCTAAAGCTTAGAGACAAGAGCATACCTAAGACGGACAAGAGTGGTGAGATAACCACTAGTGCGGACTACTGGTCAGAGCACAAGCATGTGTTCATCCAGCAGTGGCAAGACATGACTACAAAGGCAAAGCTATTAAACTTTGTTGAGCAGATAAAGACAGAGCGTGTGAACCCTAGGTACCAAGCACTTGTCCGCACAGGAAGGACAAGTTGTAGCAAACCTAACCTTCAGCAAATGCCAAAGGCACAGTGGTTCAGGAAGCTATTCGTACCTAGCAAGGGCACTAAGTTTATCATAGCTGACTATAATGCTGTGGAGCTTAGGTGTTTGGGCGCGATATGCAAGAGCAGGTTTGGATTCTCACAGCTAGCACGCACATTCTATGAGGGTATTGATCCGCACGCATACACAGCGTCCAGCCTATCAAATATACCCTTTGCAGAGTTCATGAGTCTTAAGAAATCAGACCCAGAAAAGTTTAAGAAGTTTAGACAATCAGCTAAGGCTGTAAACTTTGGTGTGCCCGGTGGTCTTGGTGCCAAGTCACTAATGGAATACGCATCAGCATCATACGGTGTGTCTATGACCCTGGATGAGGCCAAGGAGTGGAAGAACAAACTAGTGACAGAGGTGTACCCAGAGTTGTCTAGGTATTTGTTTCAGGATGTGCTTGGTGCACTGTGCTTCAACCTACAGTGTGGTGCTGATGAGGTGTGTGATGCGTTCAACCTGAGATCCGCTGGCGTGTACGCATTCAGCCCAATACAAGATGTAGTGTCAGGCAACATGCGTAGTAGGAAGGGCACAGGTTACACAGGTGCTTTCAGGCGGCATGTGTGGAACGCACTATCTAAGATAAACAAGGATAGCTCGCTAGAGATGCCACTGAGATCCCAGCGAGGTAGCCCTAGTCTAAGACGCAGAATATTCGGCAACACTGTGGTTACACTCACAGGGCGTGTGCGTGGTGCTGCTGAATACACAGAGTCGTGCAACACACAATTCCAGGGGTTGGCTTCAGATGGTGCCAAGCTTGCATTGTACGCCGTGTCACAGTTGTACCCTGTGGTTGCCTTTGTGCACGATGAATTAGTTGTAGAGGTGCCTGACGATGCACCTGAGACACACGGTAAGGTGATAGAATCTTTAATGAATACTAGCATGGACAAAGTGCTTAATGGTTTTGTAAGATCAGAAGTTGAGTGGGTTGTTTCTGACACATGGAGTAAGACATGAAATATGAAGTAAAAGACAGTGGTGAGCGTGAAGAGTTTCCAAGTGGTTCTGTGCGTGACTCTCAGTTTGCTAAGGGCAGGTATGACCTGTTACCTTTTTCAGCACTAGAGAGGATTGCCATACTCACAGAGTTGGGTGCTATGAAATACGGTGCACGCAATTGGGAGAAGGGTCAACCAATTGCACGCTATATCAATAGTGCTCTACGCCACATAATTAAATATGCAATGGGCTATCGTGATGAGGATCACCTAGCTGCTTGTTGCTGGAATGTAATGGCAGCAATGTGGACTGAGGAAGAAGTTTTATTAAACAATTTACCCGCAGAACTAGGAGAAGGTTATGTTATCAGATCACACAGGGGAAGACAATTCAGGCCTGAAGAACAAGATGTCACAGCACAAGATAATAAAAAAGGAGAGGAGGTTAGAAGCGATAGGGATGCGAAAACAGGGAATGACATATGCAGAGATTGGTCGTGCAATGGGTGTGACAAGGCAAGCTGCGTACAGCTATGTCGAGAGAGAATTCAAAAGCTTGATGAAGGAGGGCAGTGTAGTAGCTGAGAAAGCACTTAGCCTAACACTAGCTAGGTTCGATGAGCTACTAAAGGTATACTATAAGGAGGCAACCGCTGGTAACAGAGAATCACTTCAGTCTGTGTTATCTATCATGGATAGACAGATTAAGATATTAGGACTTGAGGCACCTAAGAAGTCTGAATCTACTGTCACATACCAGACGCTATCAGACCAAGAGCTAATACAACAGGCAGGTATGTGGGGTATCAGTATCCCAATGGACCAGCTGACTGTGCAACCTGAATCCCTGAATGATGGAAACTTTCAAAGTCATCCAGATTTATTGCAATAATTCCCAGGTTGGTACGAATAACTAGTGTTGGCTCGTTGGAACCGCTTGTGAAGACGACAACAAAACACCTAGATTTAACCCTGGGTGTTTTTTTTTATTTATTTTTTCTGCTAACCTTGCCGATAGATAAATGTGGAGTAAGATAAGCGTATAAGGATGACGCAGTGTCAACCTGAAACACTTGAGGGAGTGAAGACAATGACTACTATTACTTTGGAATTCAATATGAGAGATATTAATGCAATCAGAGGGGCTGTTAACACAAAGTTAACAGTAACTGAACGCAATAAAAGAGACTTGAAAATGGCACTAAACAATTCGATGGTGCCAGTGGCTTTAAAGTGTGCGTTACACGAAGAGCTAAGGGAAGCTAACAACACCCTTCATGACCTGAGACTTCTAGAACACAAGATAGACGCTTTTGTAACTAACCAAACAGGGGAGGACATGTAACATGACACAGGAAGAATATCAAAAAGCTACTGAGGACTTGGCGTTCGACAGGGAGCTAGCTAGGGATAAGGCTTGGTTAAAATATCATGACGCTAGGACTAGGATTGACCTAGCGTATGATAAGGCTATGGAAAAACTTTGGAATAAACTTTGGGTCACTAAAAAGAAAGAGGTTGTATCATGAGTATTCAATTTGTGCGGAATGATGAGATTATACCTGCGTTGCTTGCTAGTGGTCACCTGACCACTGGCAACAAGATACCTAAGCTTTATAATACCTTGACTAAGCACAAGAATGGTAACCTCAGGAAGCCCTTAGAAGGCACAATATCTATTGAGGAGGCTAACGAGTGCACTGATAACTATTCAAAGAAATTGTGCACCAATGAGAACCCCTATTACTACATTGAGTCTGATGACATCAATGATGAAACAGGTTACTCAATCCCAGGGTTGGATAAATACGACAAGGTCACAGGTAAGCCTATTGTAACCCACCTACAGAATTTGCAGCGTGAGTGGCAGATGGCTAAGGACACACGGTTGCCTATTGGATGGAAGCCAACCTGTGCTGTTGAACCAGCAGACCCTGAGAGAACAGCACATGAGCTTAGAATGTCTAAGTTCGTGATACTGGACTAACTTCTTAAAGGTACTGAGGAAGATGATAAGAAAAGCAACAAAGAATGATTTTGATTCTATCGACAAAATTGGAACTGATAGTTATCCAGACAATTATTATGAAGGTGTTGAATCGTTTCGTTCCAAGTTGCTTGCTTATCCTGACGGATGCTTTGTCTGCCAGCCTAGGAATGATGTAATAGGATATATCATTTCATTCCCCTACATCCTGTTTAAACCGTATCCAATCAATTGCTACTACAAAAATATAGAACACCCAACTTGTTATTACATCCACGATCTTTGTGTATTAAAAGAGCATCGTGGAAGTGGATATGCTTCCGCATTAGTTAATGAAGTTCTTAAAATCAAATCATATCCTAAAGCATTGATGTCTGTGCTTGATTCAAATAAGTTCTGGGAAAGATTCGGATTTAAGCCATACAAAACCGAAATGTATTATGGAATGAATTCAACCTATATGATACTGGACTAAGGAACTCCGTTAGTTCAGGGAAACGCATTTGCGTGAACTAAGACTCAATTACTAATTTAAAAGATATTAGTAGTTGAGTTTTTTTGTTAATTAACTTGACACATAAAACAAGCACAGACTATAATCGCATATAGAGAGATTTACTGCCAGAGCGCGAGCGTCAGGCAGGTAAATCTCTTATATACAAATTGCACTAATCATCTAGATCTTTTACAAATCCCATTAGCTGAAACATACTAGCACAATAGGTTTCTAGCTGGACAGGGTTGTCCTTGGTTGCAACAAATGTACCATCGTTGCGTTCAATAGTCCAATTCTCAACATCACCCCTGAACTTCATCATCGCACCAATAAACTTGTACATCTTACCAAGGTTTAGTTGCCAATCACAGGTGTAGTCCGTCTTGTCTGTGAACAACACATGAATCCTAAAGCACATCCCACGCTTAATCATAGCTTTCTCCCTCAAAATGTGATAATGTAAAACCAACTGTTATTATATAACCTCACTGGGAATAAACAATGTCAGCAGCAATGACCAGATTAGAATTAGAGGAGAAGTTAAAACAGGCTTACACTATTGCGGAGTTAGCATCTGCACGCAGTATTAAAGGATATTTAGACTCTGTAATTATTGACTCACGCCCTGAGCCTAGGCGTTTCGCACATGTCGCACGACCCTGGCAATGGAAGCGTACAACATACATGATGGAACCTATTGAGGCGTTGTGTGGTTTACGCCCTGAGTTTAAAGGTCCTCGTAACACATGGGAAACACTTCCGCGCGGACACGACAAGACAACAGGACTCGCACGCATATGCAATTGGGTACTAGCGTTCAGTCGTAAACCAATTGAGATAGTTGCAGCAGCGGCAGATTTCGATCAAGCAGCACTACTTGTTGAGTCTATGGCAGCAGAGGCTAGATTGAATCCTTGGTTAGCTAAACGCATTGTGTATGGTGCTAAGAGAATCAAAGGACCGGGGGGAATACTAAAGATTCTAACTGCGGATAGTGCAACATCATTTGGTCTTAGAGCAGATTTAGTGGTTTGCGATGAAGTGACACATTGGAAGAAGAGAGACTTGTGGGATACACTATGGTCAGGTAGGCAGAAGAGACCTGGATCTGTGTTTGTTGTTATCACAAACGCTGGCACACTTGGTTCGTGGCAACATGAGATTGTAGAACAAGTTAAGACTGATGATAGCTGGACAGTCTACGAGGCTAATGGACAATTAGACTCTTGGATGGATGCAGAAGCTATCCAGCGTGATCGAGCACTATTACCTAATGGTGTCGCACGCCGTGTGTTGGATAATGTGTGGATTGACCCAGCAGAAGAGTCAGGTTATCTAACAAGAGCAGAGATAAATTTAGGTACACAGCTAGGTGCAACAAAAAACCTTGTTTATACGACATCCGGTCTGCATGGCATGGAGTATGTTGCCGCAATTGATTACGGAGCCAGAAGAGATAGGACTTCCATGTGTGTTATGCACCGTGATTTGGATGGTGTTTATGTGCTTGACAGAATGGACATTATCCAGGGCACGCCACTTGCACCAGTACCAATTGCTACTGTTGATTCATGGATAGAGAATGTAGCTAGTAACTTCAACAATCCCACTATAATTATAGACCCTTGGCAGATGGAAGCCACAGTTCAAAAGTATGAACACAGACTGCGTTGCACTAGATTTGATGGGCGTTCAGGTAAGTCTAATTATGAGATGGCGGAGTTGCTAAGGAGCCTATTAGTCAACAACCAATTGGCGTGGTATTCTGACCCTGCGCCACTACAAGTTGGTAAGAGAAAAGAGACACTTGTTGATGAGATGGCAGGCCTAATAATCAAGACAACAGGTAGCTCGTACAGATTCGACCACACGAATGGCCTGCACGATGACCGCACAGTATCAATGGGCATGGCGCTAGTCACACTAGCTGGTCAACAACAGGTAGGCCCGTGGGTAGCACCTGGTAGCCTGCTCAAACCTGCACCCACAGATTATTGCCTGCGCACACCTAAGTTCAATGGTATGTTTGGCTTAGGTCTAAAACCGGATAGTGCAGGTCGCAATATATTTGGTTAGCCTGCACTTACCAGATTAAGAGAGTGGGAATGTGCGTAATAGGTTAGCCTGCACATTCCATGTTACAAACTGTGGGCATCGCTGCGCGATAGCCTGCATTGTGTACTATAAAATTGTAGCGGCTCCGCGCCGCCTCCATGCAAAAACATGTAGTGCACTTCGTGCACATCAGTTGTAGTCTGTAGTTGCAGGTCGCTACGCTCCCTGCACAAAAGCGGCGAATTAAAGATATAAATAGTCTTAATCTATTTTTAGTTGCAGGCTATCACCAAACGCTATAAAAATAGGGGTTTCAGCACACCGCGCCGCTGCCTGCACATTAGAGATAAGAGATGTGCGAATATATTTTATTGCCTGCATCGATGTGCACCAAACGCTATGTTTATAGGTGTTTCGTGCAGGCTTCTTTTCTTGCCTGCACAATAGCGGCGAATAACGGATATAACTACTCTCAATATATTAAGACTACACATGTGCGTTATTATTATTTCGCATGTTCACCAAAGCCTATGTTTATAGGGGTTTCATGACATACATTAGAGACACGCTTAGTGCACTATTACCTATTGCGGATAAGCGGAGTGTAAATATATTTATAGTGCGTAACGCCGAGTACGGTGTTTTTTTTTTCGATTATTTTGTGTTAGGGGGGGGCACCACCAGTGGGGGGGGTACCTAAAATTTACGGAATAAAAAAATGACACTATCTTCACAGTATCTACATATTCAAATTCAGGTAGCTACTCACTTAGGCTGGAGAACAAAGTTGTTCAGGCACCAACAGAAAGCTTTCATAAACCAAAAGAATATAATAAACCCCACAGGTAGTGAGATTGCAAATAGTACTAGCCTGCCCAATACTGTTAAAAGAGAGTCGTTGTCTCCTATATCACAATTAGTAACCATGATGTGGTGTGTAATCTTTTCGTCCATTGGATTCTTCATTTTGCGTCCTTAGAAAGTTCGAGTATAAATTTGTACATCACAAGTGCGTCATTCATTTGTATAAATGGTTTGGAGGCCTTGAACGCAGTTTCGATGCGTTCAAGGACTTCTAGTAATTCAGGAGTCATGTTATCCCTTAAATCTTTTAGATTCTCTTTTAGACTGTTGCTGGCCAAATGTTAAACCATCTTGTATTTTAATAAACTGAGGAATCCTATTAGAGACAATCCCAATCTTATTTGTTGGCAGGGCGAAGCAAAGTAAATCACTAGCACCTTGATTCATGTAACCAGCGTCTAAAAGTGCTTGTTCTGTAGGGAAAACATCACAGTGTCTGTCGTTCTCCTTGTCGATTAGGTGATCTTCCCTGCCACCCATAGAAAACAGGTACCTGAAGTTGTGCGGTATCTCACGCTGGTATCTTTTAAAACGGGAAACTTCTTTTGTGTAGGCATAAAATGTAACCTGCTCATGAAGTATAGCTATATCAATCCACGACTGTAGGTAGTCGTCTGAGAAGAAATCACCTGCATCGTGTATCCTCAGGTATTTCAAATTTCTCTTCTTGCGTATCTCAGCACTCATGTCAGTAAACCACTCAGCCTGTTTAAAAATAAAGTGCTCCAAGTTAGCAAGGTGTTTAGCCTTCACCACTGGGAAAAGGTAAGTACCATTGCGTGCGTAGCACATCTTCGCACACACACCTGCATTAGGGCAGCAGTTGAACCAGCTACCATCTGACATTTTTACATTCCATGCAGGTATAGTCCAATTCCAGATTCCATCCTTACGCAGTTCAGAATTCTGTGTTAGTAACTTCATGACTTTAGCTCCTTGTTTACTTTGTTAATTCGTTCACCAATCCAACGCATAACAGGCACAGCCATAGAATTCCCTAGAGCTTTATATCTAGGGCCGTCTGGGCACAATTCGGCAGGTTTATTCTTCCACGCAATAGATGTGTAGTCGTCAGGAAATCCTTGTAACCTTTCACATTCACGGGGTGTAAGTCTTCTAACAGCCGTACTTTTAACAACCGTAGTTCCCGCAACGCCTGACGAAGTCAAGGCGTTGCTAGACTCAGTCTCATTCACATACAAACCACCATTGGGTCTGTCTTTCCTAGTGCCATTAGAATCACAGAATGTGATGTTATAGGCAGCAGCAGTTTGATTGTCTCCCATATCACCCCTTAGTGTACCTGTCATCTCCGGTATAAACCTGCTAGGGCTACCTTCCCTAGCTGCGATTCCGGGTTCAAACGAGATAGAAGCTAGAGGTGTGTCACCACGAACATTAGCACAATTCTTTGTTGTGAGTTGTGCTGTGTCGCTAGGCTGTGGGTTATGGTGTTGCTTCATGTCGTAGGTGGCTATGTGTGGTGCTTCATGAAGACAGTTTAGGGTTGGGCACAGGTCGTAGCACACCTCTGCGTCACCCTGTCCTGAACTTCTACAAATCACACTCACAAGCTTACCTTCGTGTGCGTACTGATCACTAACACCCTTAGGCCCATCAGCAGCAGCTAGTGCACCTGTGATAGGAGATGAGTATTCTATCTTGTAAGCACCGTCAACTATTTGTGAGTGGTCAACACCACGGTCGCCAAAGCCTCGTGTAATAGTTCCGGTAATTTCTTTCCTCTTTTCTCTGCTCGGCGTAGAATCCCTGCGCACGCTTTCGCACTCAAATAGAACCTTGGAAGCACTTGCTGTGTCTCCAAGACATCCGACAACAAACACACGCTTGCGTCTTTGGGCGAGTCCGAACCATTGAGCGTCAAGCACTCTGTAGGCCCACCCATACCCCATGTGCCCCAACGATGTGATGAAGGTAGAAAAATCTTTTCCTCGGTTAGATGACAATACACCGGGGACATTTTCCCAGACAACCCACTTAGGCCGTCTACTTTCAACGACTCTAAGGTAGGTAAGCATGATGTTTCCCCTGGGATCGTCCAATCCACCTCGCAAGCCTGCAATGCTGAAAGATTGGCAAGGTGTTCCTCCGACCAAAAGGTCAATTGTTGGTAGCTTCCATTTTTTGTGCTCATTGATGTCTCCGTAGTTCTTAACTTTAGGGTAATGGTGTTTTAAAACTTCACAAGGAAAAGGTTCTATTTCAGAAAAACCTGCGGGTTTCCACCCTAGGTTTTTCCAAGCAACAGACGCTGCTTCTATACCTGAACATACCGATAAATACCGCATTTGACCCTCTTTTCTAGTACAATTGGGGCTAAAAATTAACACTTGGTTATTATATGACATTTCAATAAAGTGTATAGCCTAAATTAGTATTGACTAATAGTCTACCAATGGTATCTTATAACTACCTTGATGTCTATTTCCCCATAGACTGGGTGCACCCAAAAGAGGCCCTCGCTGAAAAGCGGGGGTCCAAATATTATGAATGATTCTAATTTACAATTTGTACGAAGGAGTGATGGCTCTATCGCTATTACACACGGCATTAATGTAAATGACAAAAGCCAGCCATTCACTGACCAAATACTAAGTGGTGAAAAAACTGTTGAGACTAGAAATTCAAAATCTCTTCACCCTTATGTTGGTAGACAAATGGGAATTATTAGAACAGGTAAAGGTAAGGCACATTTAGTTGGGTACGCAACTGTAGGTGAACCTGTTCACTACGAAGACGAGAAAAGTTTTGATTTGGATTTTGAAAAGCACAGAGTTGGTAAAGATTCTAAACACTACATAGGTAAAGCTAAACCTAAAAAGGGAAAACCCGCACCAACAACAAAATGGGGATACCCATTTAACAATGTCTCTTCGATTACGCCAGTTCCAGTTACATCAAGAGGCAATGTGGCGAGAAAAATAAATAATGGCTAAGGAAGATGTAATACCAGACCCGTTCGCACAGATACCACAAGAGCGTGGGTACGACTTTCCAGAAGCAGAAATAAAAGAAGGTCGTGTGCCTGGGGATGGCGGTCAACCACTACCACACTTCATGACATTCAGTCAAGTTGTGAATTGGGCATCACGCACATACCGTTACACATTTGACGAAGCACTAAGACACAGTGCAAAAAACACACTTGCGATGCGGCGTGACCCTGTGATCATGGAGTGCATACGGTCAAGGCAAATGCCAACCGCACAATTAGGGTGGCACCTAGAGCCACAGAACCCAGAAGACACAGCACAGACAGAGGCAGCTAAAGAGTTAACGGATATCATTAAACAGACTCCTAGAATACAGCAACTACTGATGCACCTCTTAGAGGCAATGTTCTATGGTAGGTACGCCGTCCAGCTAAACTACGAGTGGGATTACTCAACAAAGAAACGCCGTATGTTAGTTAAGGATTTTAAACCAATCAACGGTGACAAACTTGTGTTCAGGTATTCAGGACAGGCTGGAATACTAGTGCACGCAACTTTTGACGGTTCATGGGCTATTACGGATCGTGGAAGGGCACATTTCTTCACGCCTGACGAGCGTGAGCAAATAATCATACACAAGCACGAACCAGAAGACGCTGACTTCTATGAAGGCGAGCTAGCTGGTGGTATTCATGGTGTAGGTATCCGCAGTAAGATTTACTGGCTGTGGTATCTAAGGTCACAAGTTTTGACCTTTCTCATGGATTACCTTGAACGAATTGGTGCAGGTGGACTCACTGTGTATTACTTCGAGGCTGGTAACCCACAATCGTTAGCTGAAGTTAAGCAATGTGCTGAAGAACAGATGCGTAACAACACAATCCTATTCCCAAGGTACCGTGACAACTCAACTGCGGGTCCGGGAATAGAAAGAATTGACCCATCACCCGCTGGTGCACAGCTATTGTACGACCTTATTACGGCCTATTTTGATCAACAGATCAGAAGGTTCATAAAGGGTGCTGATGACAATGAAATGACCTCAGGAGAGGCACAGGAGATCGGCGACACGCACTCTAGGATGGTGCGATACGATGCGATGAACCTACAAGACACACTGACGGAAGAACTTGTTGCGACTCTTCAAAAGTACAACTTCCCCGGACTACCACAAATACGCTGGGTGTTCGATATTGATAAACCTAATGCAGGTGAAACACTCACCGCAGCACAAGCGTTTTATCAGATGGGCGGTACTTTAGATGAAGATGAACTTAGGGCTATTTTAGGCTTGAGCCGACCACAACCCGGTCATGCGATATTAGCCCAAAACATGCCGCTAAACCCGTCCACAATGGGTAGCCAGCCAACAGGTGTGCCTCAACAAGGGCAACCAGGGCCTATGCCTGAACAAGGTGCAGAAGCGGCTCAACCTACACCGGACGGGGCACAAGGTGCGGGGGCATAAAGCCCCCCGCCCTTGTGTGTAATTTTAACAAAGGAGTTTAGATATGCCTGGTGACAATGTTAAAAATGCTATTAAAAAGACTAACGATAGAAATAAAATAACACAAGGTGTAAACGATTACGCTAAAACTAACCCACTTAATTTTAGTGGAAAACAATGGCCTTTGGAGAAATCTATGAAGACTGATAAACCTACAAAGTATACACCAAAAGCTGGTGAAACAAACGGTGAGAAACCCGGTGAGCACATTAAATATGTTATAAATAAAGTAGATGAAAAAAACGCACAAAGTCAAGGTGCTAACGATCACGCCAAATCAACAGGGGGAAAACCTACAAGAAATCAAAATGTAAATCCACTTGGCGGAAAAGCTAAAGGGCATAAAGGTGGAGTAAGCCCCCTTAAACATAGATACGGTGCAGGTATGGGTGACGGCTCAATCCCTTCAGGAACAAATACACATTTACCTGGAAAAAGAAAACCAGATGGTGGTTTTTATAGTGCCGGTTGTAGATAAACATTTTATACATTAAGGAGTTTTAATATGGCAAATGTCACAGGACCAGTAGGCGGAAACTTTGCAAACAACCAAGGTGGACTAAGAGCAAAAGCTATGAACAGTGCTATAAATCCAGCACCACTAGCTAAGCCAGCAAAGCCTGTTAATTTAGTGCAAAAAAAAGTAAATGGTAAGGGCTACCCTATTAATAAACCAAGTGGTTATCAAGGTGTTAACGCTTTAAAACCTAAAGCTCAAGAGTTTAGACAAGACCAAGGGCCAGCTAACACAAATAACCAAACCCCTGCAAACATGAACAATAAGACTTACAGATCACAAGGATAATATGATAATGCAAACAAGGTTCTCTAAATTTATTGACAAGGTTGTAGCTTTTAAAAAGAGAGCATACACAAACCGTATTTCTTTTTCAGCTAAAGTTGATAAAGTTAACAAAGTTGCTACACCGTCTAAAAAAGCTACAGCAGTTACAAAGCCTAAGCCAGATAATGGTATAACAAAGGCGGAGCACGCTACTCATGAAGATGCTGCAAATGCCCATTTAAACAATGACCCTTCAAAAGAAATTAGAGAAGCAACAAATTTTACCCCATATGGTAAAGCAGCGCCACCACTTGGCCAAGGTACGGTGAATCAATTTCTACAGACTAAAGGATACAGGGACGGGGAGTACGAAAAACTTAGAGACAGCAGAAAAGGACAAAAAGATCATCTATTGTCTATTTTAAATAATACGCATTACTTTTTTGGGGCTAGGGTTAAAAAAGAAGACCAAGCTAAAGTTGACAAAGCCAATACCGGATTAAATGACGAGCAAATTGAGCACATAAACGGATTAGACCACGGTTTAAATAATTCACAATTACATGCATTATTGTATTTAGATAGTCATGATATATTAAAAGACGCTCCCCCTGTTATTTCTGATAGATATCAACAATCTAGATATTTTGACATGATGCGAGAGGAGATAGCTAGAAAACAAGGTGCTTCAGGTCAGCCTATGTTAGATGAAGACGGTAAGCCTATGCATGATTCTAAAGGAAACGCTCTATTAAATCCTGAATTTAAATTAGATAAGAAAAGCTTAGGCAGTATACACGCCCGTGTGCGAAAATCAATTCTCCCAGAATTAGAAGGGGAAGAAGATGAGTACGCTTCAGATAAAAAGCTAGGCGCAAAAAAATTAACCGAAGCACAAAAAATGGAAAGGTTTCCCCCTATAATGCGGGGACTTATAAAAGGTGCTGCTGCTTTTGTTGGATTACTTAAAAACAAAAGACCAAAAGGCGGCATTTCCGAACCTATGGTTCCAGAAGGTGAGAATGGTCAGTTTACAAATGAACAACTTTTAACATTAGACAAAGAGCTTAACCATTCCGGTGGTTACAGCCCAAGTGTAAACGCAAACTTCACACGCATGTGGCACTCCGTAATGCACCAAGAAGTTTGGGATTTAATAGACGGTACTGAATTAGGAAAAGATAAACAAGGTAAAGAATACAGCCCTTCAGAAAAAAAAGCCTTGTACCATAGCCAAGGCGCTAGAGGTGTTCTTGAAAAGTTATCTCAAGAAAAAATTAGTCAGATACCTGAAGGCACAGACCCAAAAACAGCTAAGTTGATGAAAGCTAAAATAGAAGATGATAGAATGCGTGCGGTTGTTGCATTAGGTTTAACCTTTGCTACAGACCACACAGCACAGGCGCTTGCCTCTGAAGGTGTAGCTAAAACATCAAGCGGAGATCCTAAAGATGGCGGATTTGTAATTTTACCTAGTGGCGAATGGAAACAATATAAAGACGAAGCTGCAAAAAATCAAATAGTAAAAGAGAATAACGCTGGTCAGGATTCTGGTGCGTTGTGGTATGACGATGATATGGCACAAACAGATGCGAATATTGTTGGGTTGCTTAATTTCTTAAATAAGGATAATCAAAAATCAGACAAAAATCCTGACGGGTATGTTAATATACCTAAAATAGAAAACACAGTACCCCCTACTGATAGAGGGGTAGAGCAGCATATAATGCTGACTAATTTTAAAGCTTTAATGGCACCTACTAGTTTTGGGATGCAACCTGGGGCTAACCTAGGGGTTGCCGTAAAAATGTACAAACAAGCCCTAATAGAGAAAGCAAAAGACCCAGAAGGGAAAGACAAAAGTGTATTTGCCTACATTAGTACAAAACAAGATGAAAGTACGGACAAAGACGGTGTAGAGCACATACAACACGAAAATAGACTTTACGGAAGAGCTAAAGCATTATCAAATTCTATGCAAGTTACTGAGCCATCTCTTTTTGTGCATATAAATGCTTTGTACGCTGACCCTGACAATAAAGATAATATTAAAAAAGCTATATACTTGCAAAAAGAATGGATGCGTCTTGAAGACAATAGAGGTATTATTTATCAGGATGAAGAAAAACCTAAATTAAGACCAAAACAAAAAAAACCTAAAGAAGGCGAACCAGAACAAGAGAAACCAAAATTAGGAAAAATGATTATAAGGGGTGCACACAGCAGCACAGATAGCCTACAAAAAATAATTGAGGCTGCAAGAGATTCTAGTTTTAAAGTGCCCACAAAAATAGCAGAAGACGATTTAGATATAACTGTCAAAGGTGCTTTAAAAAAACCTAGCTTAACTGCACTTGGTAGAAACGCCAAGCTTGATGATAAATTACAAAAGATGAATGATTGGGCAGACCCTTTAAAAACAGAAAGTCCTGACGGAATATATTCAAAAGAATACCAAAAAAAGATGCGCGAAGATGTAAAAAACATGGGTTTCTCTACCGAAGATCTACAAAAAGATTGGACGACTAGAGGTGGATCTATAAATCCTATGTTAAGGTTTATAAAGAATTACACCGCTGCATTTGGCAAAGATGGTGACAAACAATTAGCAGCTTTCCTAACAGGTTCACACAGTGCTAAGTTTATGGCTCAAGAGTGGGCTAAATATTCTCTGCACACAGATGAGAACGGAAGAAATTCTTATCAAGTAGAAATAGAGCAAGCAAAAAAACTACCTGAACCACAAAGAGAAAACACAATAAAATCAATAAAAGAAGATTACGCTGACTTTTTAAGAAAGACAGAAAAGAAATTTATAAGTGCTGCACCAGCGGGTTTAAAAAATTCTATAACTAGCGGGCAAATAGGTGTTTCCGGTTCTTATATATTTGGGCCTAAAGGTGGAAATTTTCATCAAGACCTATCGTACCAAGGCGGATACCCAACAAAAGACTTGTGGTATACTAGATGGATGCTTTGGGGCTTAGGCACCATGACAAATAAAAAAGGTTCTCTTATAGACACGCCACCTAAAGAATTAGCTGGTGCGTTTGATTTAATAAATCATTACACAGCCGAGCAATTTAAATTAAGCAACAAGCAAGTTCAAGCTATGGGTTGGTACCATTGGAAAAATTTTTGCACTCGTATGGGTGTAAAAACAGCGGGTATGGAAAACTACACAAGTGCTTCTAAAAAGATTTATGAAAAGACATTAGGACCAGCAGCAAACAAAAACATAATGCCTGAAATACCAAAAGGAGATGCTGATGCATATGCAAAGACCAAATCAACAGAGCAAACCTCTAACGGAAAAGGAGTGCCACCACATATCTCAGCAGCTAATCTCGCAAGGGCTAATGCCGTCCTTGGAATCGATTATACAGACACTTATAAAGAGCCGACCCGGTTGGCAGGAAGTCCTGGCAACCCACTTAAAAACTCAAAGGGAAAAAGAGGCACAAGACTACCCGGAAGAAACGGAAGACGACTAAAATTTGCACAGTTCACACAAGCACCGGGTGGTATGACAGGAACACCTGTTGCGACTAGAACTAACCAGCCGTTCTCCAACGCTGTGGCTAAATCCCCAGGTGGTAAGAACCTAGCACAAGGTGCACTTGGTAACCAGATCAATGCCAAGGGTGGTGTAGAAACCACCGCACAGAATGCGGTTGGTGATTGGCCTAATGGTTCTGAAGAGTCAATCGTGCACACGGCGCCACAAGGCACCGATCCAGCTAGATTAAAATACCTAGCAGCTTGGCACGGTATCTCAGGGCAGAAGAAATCTGTACTTGTGTTCCACCCGAATTCAAAAGGTCCAGATAGTTTGTACCACATGACACACCCTTCAACGGACATGGGTGAAGTGCGAGATTCCTTAATAGCGGCGGGTATAAACTACAAGACGCTGCTACCTGGAAAGACAAACACTAAAGTATTAGTGTACGACCCAAACAGGACAATGAGAAACACCGTAGATCAATATGCTACAAATAATAACTTAAATGTAGAAGAAAACATTGGACAAGGTGAGATTGTAGGACATAATGGTGATTGGAACAGCGCTGGTGCTCTACCGAAATCCAGACAAGCTTACACAAACATCATAGGTGAATATGAGCAGAATAGTAACCAAGCCGGGCCTTCCAACAATACTAGTGGGGCACCCACCAATGGCACAGGCACCAGCACAGGGCAAGCCCAGCAACTCTCCCGCACAAACAAGGCCAAAATAAAATTTGACCGTAGTCGTAGGGTGTTAGAAGGTTTCCTGAGACAACACAACACACCTAACAAAGAGCTACCACCTGTTGGGGATTTACTAAGCCAAGACCTACAGAACATAAAGCCAGAGCATCTATCAAAGTATCAGCAGTTAATTCCAGACGCTAAGTGGTCAGACATAGAAGGTGCTGTAACCTCACTGAAAAAAGACCCTAGCTTATATGACGACATGACGAGTGAATCTAACAGGCGAGAGATGTACTGCAAGGAACACGCAAGGACAGTACTTCAAAGCAGTGGTTTAAAGAAGCTAATTGATAGTCTTAGAGTGCAAAATTTAATACCTGAACACGCACAGCACTTGATTGAAGACGCTAAGGATGGAGATTACTTTTCCTTAGAAGCCATTAGCTCAGAACTACAACACAGCGTACCTTCACTGCGGGCTTTCTCAAAAGCCGCAGAGAAGGAATATAACAAAGCTGGAAAGGCATGGGATAAAATGCGAACAGTACAACCACAGAAGTTTGCTAAGAAATCCGCACACGCAGCAGATCAGTATCGAGCAGGTGCACACGGTATTACATTCCGTGGTAGGAACTACAACGGTGGACAATTTGCACCACAGAATGACGGTGTTAAAAGGTTTGAAAAAGACTCCAACCTAACACACATGATTAAAAAACTGCGAGGAGCTTAATGGACGATAACGACATGATTGTTAAACACCATGTTCCTATTCTGGACGAGCATGAGCTTAAGGATGGCAAAGGGAATGTGGTGATTCGGCTCGACCAGAAGAAACTATCTGAGATAGTTAGAGTAAACAATAAGCGCATGGGGAATACTGGTGACGAGATACCACTTGTCATTGGGCACACCAAAGATGACGCACCTGAAGGTGAGCAACCTGAAATTGTTGGATACGCTACCAACCTAAAGGTAGAGCCGTTCTTCAAGACAGGTAGGAAGTGTATCACAGCTACCTTCAAGTTTTTCAAACATGCCGCTGACAAGGTTCGTGGTTTCCCAAGGAGATCAATAGAACTTTGGCTAAGTGATTACAAGATTGACCCGATTAGTTTGCTCGGTGCAACTACTCCAGAACGAGACTTAGGCTTACTCCGCCTTTCTAAAGGTGGGGTTAAAAAATATCAAAGGACTATAGGAATGAATGATCAACAAGGTATTATTGACGGTGTTTTAGCTGGACTCCAACAAACGGATGTATGGCAATTTCTTACACAACTTTCACAACAGGGTGGTGAAGCACCACCTGAGGAAGGTGGTATGCCGCCTGAGGGAATGCCCGGTGAAGAAGCACCTATGCCAGAACAAGGCATGGAAGACCCTAACGGTGGTGCACCTCCTATGGATGATGGCGGCGGCGAAGAACCTATGCCAGAAGAATCCACTGAACCGGAGGAACCTATCCAACAGTCTAGGGGTAATCGATACAACAGAATTAAACTATCCAGGGTAGAACAGGAAAACCAACTTCTCCACAAGGAGATCCAAAACATCAAGATTAAATTCCAGCGTGCAGAGCGTGAGAAAGATCTTATTGAGTTGGAAGCGGAAGGTTTCATGTTAGACCGTGGTGAAGAGCTATCCTTAGTCCAATCTCTACCTGAGAAGACCTATAGGGCACATCTTCAGATCATCCGTAAAAGGTACCAAAAAGCACCTATTGGTGCACGGGCCTCTTACTACCAAGAATCTCGTTCTGGTGGGGTGCGTGGCCGCACTAAGGACGAAGTGAACGAAGCTATTAACTTTGCAACCCAAAACGGCATTACCTACCAAGAAGCTCTTGGTAAAATCAATGCTGAAAAAGTACTTTAACTAGGAGAATAATTCATGCCTCTTTACAATCCGGCTTTTATTGCAGGTGGGGATATCAAACCTGCTAGGTTCGTGCGAATCACAGGTGAGTTTACTATTTCACAGTGCTCCGCATCAACACAATCTATAATTGGTGTATCACAAGAAGGTACCTTTAGCCCACCTAATCTTGCAACCCTTTTGGGTGGCACAGAGAGTGGACTAGCAGCTAGCTCAGGGCAATCACTTAAGGTCTTCGGACTTGGTGATGTTTGCATGATCTTTGCAGGTACTGGTGGTGTTACCGCTGGAACTAAAGTTAAATCCGATGCTGACGGCAAAGCTGTCAATATTGGAACTGTAGCTGGTATTTACAATGTTGGTGGCACCGCACTCAACACTGTTAATGCTGGTGAAAAAGTTTTGATCCAAGTCAACCCACATGTTGTGGAAGTTGCTTAACAAACTAACTAATTAAGGATAAATATCATGGCAGATTTTGTATCGGCAAACGCCCAATTTCCAAGTGGAACAAACACATATATCCCAAGCTTTGACGCTACTGGTCAACTTGTGGTATCGTTCAGTCGCAATCCTAAAGACTTTGCGTTGAACAAATATATCACCATCACCCCTGTTAAAAAGTCTTCAGGCTACTACCTGAAACTTAATGCAGAACAAGCTGCACGGGTTTCTTACGATTCCCTTAAAGATCATGTGTGGCACGATGGTAATGACGCTCCACACGGGGAATGGAATAATGAAAAGTTTGAGTGGTTGAACTTCAATACCCAACGGTATGTGTTCCCATTCAGGCTGGGCTATAAGGCAGTAGATCAAGCTGACTGGAAGATTGTAGCTTCCTACAGTGCGATCAATGCACAACAAGCTATGACTGCCAGAGTAGTTAAAGTTTGGGATAAATTGCAGAGCGCTGTTGGTTCTGGTATCAACGATATCGCAACCGTTAGCTGTACTGCTTCTGCTAACGCCTACACAGGTGGTAGCACCTTAGTAGGTGGTGACTCCGGTGATATCGCACAAGGAACCTCTGTTGGTCCTGTTTTCAAGAAGGCCTTGAACGCTGTCTCTAGAAAGATTAACAAGGACACCTTGGGTGCTTGTGGTCCTAAAGAGATGTGTCTTATCATCAACCCAACTGTTGCTGATGCACTTAGTCGTTCTAAGGAACTTCACACCTACTTGAAAGAGTCGCCAGTGGCACTTGCTCAGATTCGTGGAGATTCGGACTCTATGAATGGTAAATATGGTTTACCTGACAAGTTGTACGGATACGATATTATCGTTGAAGATGTTGTAAAGGTTGCTAATAAAAAAGGTGCAACTCGAACAACCGACTATGTGTTGGGAGACAACGAGGCTTGGATTCTTGCACGCCCAGGTGATTTAGTTGGGTTTGAAGGTTCGCCTTCGTTCTCTACTGTGCATCTCTTTGCATACGAAGAAATGACTGTAGAACAAAAAGACGATCCAGATAACCGCCGCATCAATGCCCGTATCGTAGAAGACTACGGTATTGAGGTTGTTGCACCTATCACTGCTTTCAAGTTTACCAATGTGGTATCCTAATGGCACACGCAACTGTGTCTGATCTTCTGATGCGTTACGACCTCCGTAGAATCGGTGATCTTGTGTTAGACACAGACCAGCGAGCGACTGCGGAGGAACTAGCTGGAAATAGCACAGCAGGGCTGGTCGTACAGACCGCCCTGTCTGATGCCTCAGGTATGATCAACAGTGCAATACTTGCAGGCAACAGATACTTGCTTGTAGACTTGCAGAATATGACGGAAGATTCTAAAGGTTTCCTTAAAAGACTATGTTGCGATATAGCTTATGGATTACTAATATCTAGGCGTGGTTACGGTGGTGCTGACTTAGATGCAATGACATCTAGGGCAAAGGAGTCAGAGGCTATACTAGAGACACTACGCATAGGTGAGCGTGTATTTGAAATTGAAAAAAACGAAAACGCAGAGATACCACAACAAGCACAAGTTAGCAGAACTATAAGTTTGTTCTCTAGCGAGCTAGACCGCTACTTCGGTATGAGACAATCAACAGCAAACGAATTTTTCAACCCAAGGAGTTAAAATGGCAAACATCTACTCAACAGGTCCGGCACATATATTTATTGGGAGGATGCCTACTGATGATGTGGCAGAATTTACTGTGGACAAAATGTTCTATCTTGGAACATTTGAAGGATCTCCAAAGATAACTATTAACAACTTGAGCGAAGATGTGATGAATGATATTGGTGGTGACGCACCGATAGCTAAATCCATCCTAGGACAGACTGCAAACATTCAAGGTGTTCTAAATAGATACGATGAGGCTGTGTATCAGAAACTTTCAGGCAGTCTGTACGGAACCACAAACCGTGGAATTTCGACCAAAGAGCACATTGGTGCACTGGCTCAGACTATGGGATTTGATTTTGATGTTCTGATGTACTTCCCATTTGCATCTAGATTCGCAGTGGATGACACACCGTATGTTCCACCTGAGGGTTTACACTTTGTAAGTGTTGTTCCACAAGGTCCGGACAAGCTTATGGATATGGGCACATCAGCACGAAAGATTGAGATTAACTTAATGGCAATTCCTAAAAGGAAAGCTACAGCAACTCAATCTTCTAATACTAATGACACCAACAATGTATTTGAATTTGTTCTATACAAACACATCGCTACCGTAGCGGCAGCATTGAAAGGATTGGTGAACTAACATGGCAGCACAAATCTATTCCACAGGACCAGTACATATTTATGTGGCACATAAAACATTAGGTCCAGCAGCAGCGACCTACTTGGGAACATGTGAAAAAACACCTAATGTTGAAATTGAATACAAGTGGGCACCTGTTAACAACGATGTTGGCGGTCTAGCCCCCGTAGATATGGTTTTTAAGGGGATCACGGCTAAGATCAACCTAAGCCTCAACAGGTACAACGAAGAGAAGCTAATGGCATTTGTAGGCAATCTAGGGGCTGTTACAGATAGGCCTGCTAATGCAACATTCCAGCCGGGTATTATGGATGCTAGCCAAATTGGTGCACTAAGTGAGATCGGGCACTTAGGTGGAACTAAGGCACAGCACACCAAGGGGTACTGGTTAGCTCTTAAATTTTCTTTTGCAGGTAATGCGTCTTTAGTAGGTCTTCCACCTGGGTATTGGTTCCCTTCAGTGCATGTTGCTCAGTTTGCATACGAGCAAGTAGGGTCTAAGCACAAGAAGATAGCGTTATCTTTAGAGGCACACCCACAGGTTGTAAGTGCTGCTAATGGTGCTGCTGATGACCGTGGTATGGTAGATGGTGCTTACTTCAACAGGCTCTACACCACAGAGCAGGCTATATTTAGTTTTAGCACATTACCTGACGCAGATTAGGGGGCACTTCAATGGCCCCTAATATGATTCCAATTGATCACAACATTCCAAGGAATAAACCCCTTGGAATGAAAGATCAAGAACCTAAACAAAACGCAACTCTAGACTATTTAAACTCCTTTAAAGACGCTCGAAGTAGTCTACAAGGAATAGCACGCACAGCCGGAGTTGGGGAAGAAACAAGAAACAGCCTCTCCACAAGCACGCTCTCTAAGAGATACGCTGACGAGAGCGGTGGTGGTGCAAAAATAGGAAACATGTCCTACCAAGACTTTATGATGGCTCGCGCAGTGCACAGCGGTGCCACTACTACAAAGAGAGGTTTACTTGGTTATAAATCTCAGGTAGCGGTTTCAAATGCCTACGATTTAACAGAGGAGAACTTTTCTACAAAACAAAGGGAAGAGTCTAAAAAAGCTTGGGCTAATCAAATTGATTCCGGTATAAAAATGGCCGAACAATATAACGCACTTTCACCAGAGGCCAAGCTAGCTGTAGATCACGAAATGAAAGTTGAAAAAGGCCACATGGATTCTGGTTCTTTCCAATACAAGCGTGGTTCCGTAGGGATGTTGTCCACAGGCCAAGGTTTAGTTGCTGATAAAGAGGCGTACTTTAAAGCTAGAATGCAAAATGCAATTGCACAAGGTTCTAAGATTGATACGGATGTAAAGAAAAGTGGAACAGAGGCTGAGGCAGCTAAAATACAAGACCCTGAAATGCGTAGAAAATTTATAACACAAGCTTACAAAGAACAATTTACCGAAAAGTTTGCAGGGTTTAGGGATGCTAACTCTAAAGACAATGACGCTGACGGAGAATACCACGCAGCTTTGTGGGAGTTAGGTGATGCAGCTATAACTGCTGCTTCATTTGTGGCACTACCTGGAGCAGGTGTTGGGTTAATTGCTAAGGCTGGTTTTGAAATAGGTAAACGAGGACTTGTGCGAGGCGGGGCAGAGCTACTAAAACAAGGTGCAAAAGCTACTGTTAAACCAGTTGGAAAGTTTGTAAGTACTGTAACAGGTAACGAAGCAATACAGTCAGGCAACGCACTACTCCAACAAACAAACGCACCTGAATTCTTAAAAACTATAGGATCTGTTACAGCAGGTGCGGCGAACTCCTACACTCAGGACAAATATGGTAACATAGATATAAGAGATCCTAGATCTATTTTAAATGGGCAGATGGCAGCAAACATTAATCCTACACTTATTACATTAGGAGGTCGTAAGGGTGCTATTGGTTCTGCTGCTAAAGCTAGCCATCAAGGTTTGACTATAGTGGGCGCGACAATGAACACCGCTGGTATTGTCGAGGGTGTTTCCAAGGTAGGCAGCACAATTAGAAATTTTGACCACGAAGTAGACGCTAAAGCACAAGAGCTAGACAGACTACCCCAGAACAAAGGTAAAACGCAAGAGCAATTGCGTGCGATGGCTAAACAACAAGTCATACAGAGCACTACCACAAACATTGGGGATATAGGTTTTTCTACACACGACATGCACGGCACTATGAAAAATAAACCAGCACCTACTCAAGCCCAAGTTAAATCAGCACAGGCTACAGCTAGAGAGAACATGTCAGCTAACCACCCTAATCTAGTTATGAGCAGAGAACACCTGGACGCCGCCAGTGCTGTTACTAAAGAATCAGCACCCTTAAGAAATAGAACACAAGCACACGAAGCTACCTTAGCACAAGCTAAAGACCGGGTAGATGGTAAGGCACCTGTGCAGAATGTAGATATGCGGGATAAAGCACAGGAAATAGTTGACAAAAGCAAAATGACAGACCAAGAGTTAAATACTAGATCTATAGATTTAGAGATGAGTGATCGTGAACATACTGACGAATATTCAACTATTGGCAAAGAGCAAAAATATAGACAAGACTCAGCCTTACTAAAGCCTAAGGACGAAAATATAAAAGAACACGAAGGCGAAGCTAATCGATTAGTACGAGAAGCCGAAAAAGATGCTACTAGAAAAGAACTTATAGATAATAGATTTTTTGGTGACGCTAGAGTTAAAGATACATCTAAAAATAAAGAGGTATCTAAAGAAAAAGACGACACACGAACTAAAGACGACACTAAAGAAGATCCTATTTCTAAAGAAGATCCACTTGTTAAAGACAGGGTGCCACATGTAGCACAAGACCCGAACAGAGAAATTGCACCACCTGCACTACCCCCAGCCGCTTCCGCTGGCGTGGGGGGAGGCGGATTCTCTAGTGCTGCTATGAGCGGTTACCCATCACTTGTAAACCCTTCGTACAACACAGTACAAATACAGCTACCGTATTTTTCTGAACTAGGACTTTAATGCCACAAATTAAATCATCCACAGGTGCTCTTATAAAAGCAATTAAATCTTTGATTGTAACAGAGCTTAGTTTAAATTCATCAAGAGTACTTCTGGTCGCTCGGTCAGAAATACCTAACTTCACAGGTGACCAAGATATTATTATTCGCCCAGGTTCACCTACACCTGACGATGGGTTTATTCAGGGTAGTGGTAGGACTGCTTCTGTAGTTACTAGACAGATATATATTGCAATACGGACAAGGTTTGCTGTAGATATATCTAATAGCGATGAACGCTGGCTTCTAGACCCAACCTACGGACACCTTGCAAGAGAAGAACAACTTATAAATCTTCTACATTTAAGGTGGATAAAGGACGCATCTAACAACGACCTACTAGTACAACCATTGCGTATGACTAAGCCTGTCACAGACTTTGTGGGGCACTCACAAGAGGGCTACACAAGAGGATCTAATGAAAAAGACAGTCAGAAACAGTATGGTATTTCACTGCTGGCTTTTGAAGCAACTTACATGTTAGGGGTTACCAGCAATGGCTACTAATTCTGCTAATTGGATGCGTTACGGTCCAATTAAATTAAACATAGTAAAGCTCTTAGAATACAAGAAAGAACCTGTCTACGGAGACAAGGAAAAGGTTCACTACATGTACACAAGGCACACACTTGCGGTGGGTGCCACTGTTTACCCTGACACAGATGTAGATTACAGCGAGATACCACAACAGC